GGCCGGGGCGCAGCATCTGTTCATGATCATCGGCACAATCCTTGATCCGGGCGACGATGTGACGGAGTCGGATGTCAATCGCATGAACCTGATCCATCAGGAGCTGACCGCGTACACGCGGGAGATGGAGTTGCGAGCCGCACCGCCGGCGGGGAACGCGTGAGTGACAGCACTGGGGCCTGGACGACGTGCCAAATCGGTTCGTGCCAGCGGCACCTGGGATGTCAGTACTGGCCCTGCAGAAACCGCGCCAGGCACACGCCCGGTCCCTGGCACATCAACTTCGATACCGAAGACGCCGCACGACCGCTGGAGATCGTGACCGCCGACCCGGACCATCGGATAGCGTTCCCGGCGTCAGACGGCAGGCCAGCGGATGCGCACCTGATTGCCGCTGCGCCTGACCTGCTGGCGGCCCTGGAGGCGGTTGTGTCTGTCGCTGATCGCAAGACGGTCGAGTTTGACCAAGCTCGCGCTGCCATCGCCAAAGCCAAGGGAGCGAAGAATGTCTAATGACGCATCCAAGACCACCGATCTGAGCGACCTGCGCGCTCACGTGATTGCCTGAAGCGATGACCGCCGGCCTGCCGCCCGACTTCAGGCTGTTGAACGACGGCCCTGGCCGCTGGGTCTGCGTGAACGAGAACCGCGACGAGGAATTTGCCGCTGTCTGGCCGACGCCCGAAGCGGCGTGCAGGTCGGCCTGGGACTGGTGGCATGATGTGAAGGGTGTCCCCGATGGCTGAGCAAACCACCAAGGCGCCGGACCTTGGCCGCATTGGAAGGCTGGCCGAAAATCTCCGAGCGGCAGCGCGCAATGTCAGCAACGATATGCGTCTCACGCCCGGCGGCGACGCCTATGAGTATCATGGATCGACGGACGCTGTTGACGATCTGATCCGAGAACTGAATGCGCTGGAACACTTTCAAGCTGGGTGGGTATAAATCTGATGTCAGATATCACCGCAGCGATAATCCTCGGGCCGCAAGCCGCAGCCGACGCTGTGTGTCACGACGAACAGATGACAGTCTGGACGCCGAAGACCCGGAGTACTACGCTCGTCCGGCCCGCGCCTGGGAGGATGCGCGCCAGGTAGTCGCGATGCTGCGGGAATAATCGTGATATCCTTCGAAGATCCGTTGTGGAAAGCGGCTCTTGCCTGGTGGAATGACCGGGCAAAGGCCGATCCGGAAATCAGGTCGAACATTCAACACGCTGCCAGGCCGACCATTGGATGTGACACGCCGGCGGAGTGCGCCCTGGCAACCGCCGTTGCATCCCACCTGTGCATCCTGTGGCTTTATGGGGACAAGGAGTGAAAAACCCCGCCACCCTTCTCCGCCAGGAACTCGCCATGCGCGAGGCGATCCGCTGGCGCGGCGAGCGGGCGGATTGCGAGCGCAGCCTGGCGATCTTTCTGCGCAACGCGTGGCCGTATTTCGACAGCAGTGTGTTCATGTCCGGCTGGCACATGGATGCCATCGCGGAGCACCTGGAGGCGGTGAGCAACGGCCAGATCAGGCGGCTGCTGATCAACGAGCCGCCGCGGCACGGCAAGACGAACCTGGTGGCGATTGCCTGGCCGGTGTGGACCTGGTGCAAGGAGCCCAACCCGGACTATCCGCTGCACGGGCCTGGCGTGCGGTTTCTGTGTGCCAGCTACGGCGCCAACAAGGCCGAGGCGGACGGCGTGACGGCGCGGCGGCTGATCGGCAGCCAGTGGTATCAGGAACGCTGGGGCGATCGGGTGCAAATACAACGCGACAGGGACAATCAGGGACAATACGACAACACGGCCGGCGGCAGCCGGATCAACACCGGCATTCCGGAATCACTCGGCAAGGGTGGCGCCGTGAGACTCTGTGACGATCCGTCCAAACCTGACGAAGTGGAAAGCGACCTCGTGCGTCAGGGCATCAATCGCGCCTATGACGAGGTGTGGCGCACCCGCAGCAACGACCCGGCGAACGGGGCCGAGGTGATCGTCATGCAGCGGCTGCACGAGAACGACCTGTCGGGACATATCCTGGCGGAGCAGGACGTCGTGCATCTGTGCCTGCCGATGGAATACGACACCCGCCGCCACTGCCACACCGTGATCGGCTTCGATGATCCGCGCACCGTCGAGGGTGAGTTGCTGTGGCCCGAGCGGTTCGACCGCGCCTGGGTAGCCAAGCAGAAGACCACGGTCGGCCCGCACGCCTGGGCCGGGCAGTACAACCAGATACCGATCTCGCGGGGCGGCGGGATCATCCAGCGCGACTGGTGGAAGCTATGGCCGCCCGAGGGCCAGGAGGACGGCTGGACGCGCGAGTTCGAGGAAGACGGCCGCCGCGTCCGCCGCATGCTGTTTCCGGACCTGGATTACGTGCTGGTGAGTGCCGACACCGCCTACACGGTGAAGGAAGAGAACGACTGGTCGGCCTGCACGGTGTGGGGCGTGTTCGAGGACGCGGCGAAGAACCCCCGGATCATCATGCTGGAGGCGTGGCGCGAGCGCCTGGAGCTGCGCGGCCTGGTGCAGAAGTTGCTGGAGACGGCCCGCCGGCGCAAGGCGGACGCCATGCTGGTCGAGGCCAAGGCGAGCGGCCTGTCCGTCCTACAGGAAATGCGCCGGCTGATGCGCGAGGGTGAGTTCACCTTGTTCAGCGAGACGCCGAAGGGCGACAAGGTGGCGCGGATGCACGCGATATCACCGGCCTTCGCGGCGGGCCTGATCTATGCGCCCGAGCGGAAATGGTCGGAGATGGTGATTGCGGAAGTAGAATCCTTCCCGCGCGCCAAGCATGATGATTTATGTGACACCGTTAGTTCCGCTATCAAGAAACTGCGCGATCTGGGCTTACTACAGCACACTGCCGAGGTCGAGACGGAGCGTCTGGAGGCGGTCACCTTCCGCGGCCACGAGGTGACGGCGCGTGAGGAATATGGCGTCTAGGCGTCTGTCGGGCCTATGGTGCGGTCACTGACCCCCGACTGAGCCAAGGGGCGGAAATCCGGGCGCTCACGAGGCGCCGAAACCGCATCTGGGCGTGTCGATCCCATGAACGACCTGGCCGGCGATGCCGGTTTTGCGCTCGGCAACGTCGAAACCGTTGTGCAGATCGACCCTGACGGCGGGGTGACGATCAGCGCGCCCGCGGTGCGCAAGGCACGGGCCGGCAGCAAGGGTTTCAACGAAAATCTGGCGCATCGGTCCGAACTGGACACGGCCGGGATCGCCAACGAACTGCTCGATGGCGTCGAGATGGACCTGAAATCGCGCGCCGGCTTCATCGAGAACTACACCGCGGGCATGGATTTGCTCGGTCTGGAGATCAAGGGCGACAAGAACGCCAAAACCAGCCAGATCGGCCATCCGCTGCTGCTGGAAGCGGTGGTGCGGGCGCAGTCGGCGGCCGGCGCGGAGCTGATGCCGGCCAGCGGACCCTGCAAGGTCGAGGCTTTGGGCGGTTCGAACGCCAGTCTGGACGCCATGGCGCAGGCTTTTGAAGCCGACATGAACGCTTACCTGACCTCCGGTGCGCCCGAGTATTACCCCGACACCGACCGCGGGCTTTTCGGGCTGTTCTACAGCGGAAACATGTTCAAGAAGGTCTACATGCACCCGTTGCGGCGCCGTCCGGTGTCGGAAACGGTCGGCATCGAGGACTTGATCGTCTCCGAGGACGCGACCGACCTGGAAACCGCCATCCGGGTGACGCATCGCAGCGAAATGTCGGATGTGATGGTGCGGCGGATGCAGAAATTCGCCGACTGGATCGATGAGCCGCTGGGCACCGCGCAGCCGTCGATGGACCCGGCGAAAATGGCCCAGGGCCGCATTGCCGGACTGTCCGGCATCATGGCGCGGCCGCAGGATGTGCCGCACGAGATTTACGAGGTGACGGCGGACCTCGATCTGGGCGAGTACGGGCTCGATCTGCCGAAGACGCCGGACCTGCCGGTGTCCTACATCGTGACGCTGGACAAACAGTCGTCCAAGGTGCTGGCGGTGCGGCGCGGCTGGCGCGACGGCGACGAGCAGTTCAAGCGCCGCCAGCGGTTCGTGCATTACGGCATGGTGCCGGGCTTCAATTTCCTCTGCCTGGGCTTCATGCACCTGCTGGGCAACCAGACCAAGGCGCTGCGCGGCATCTGGCGGCTGCTGGTGACGTCGGGGATGTATGCCAACGCGCCGGGCGGGATGAAGGCCAAGGGCGTGCGGATGGGCACCAGCGATATCCGGCCGGGGCCGGGCGAGTGGCCGGACATCGACATCGGCAGTTTCGATGACATCCGCAAGGCGCTGATGCCGATGCCCTACAAGGACGTGTCGCCGGCGTTCATGCAACTGGCCGAGGCGATCGGGCAGGACGCCAACCGGATGGCCGGCATGGCGGAGACGCAGGTTGGCGAGGGCATCCAGAACGTGCCGGTCGGCACCATGATGTCGATGATCGAGATCAGCACGCAGACGATGAGCGCGGTGCACAAGCGGCTGCACCGCAGCCAGGCGCGCGAGCTGCAACTGATCAAGGACTGTTTCGCCGAGAACCCCGAGGCGCTGGCGGCGTTGCCGAACGCGGCGCACGCCTGGAGCAAGGCCGACGAGTTCGCCAACTTCAATTTGCTGCCGGCGTCCGATCCGAACGTGCCGAGCCAGATTCACCGCATCCAGTTGGCGACGGCGCTGGTGACGGTGGCCGGGCAGAACCCTGATTTGTATGACCGGACGGCGGTGCATCTGCGGGCCTGGCGGACCATCGGTGTCAACGACGCGGATGCCTTCGTGCTGCCGCAGCCGGCGCAGCCGCCGGGTGGGCCGGCCGGTCCGGCGCCGCCTGATCCGCTGATCGGTCAGGCACGGATGGCCGAGGCGCAGGCCAAGATCGCCGCGGTCAAGCAGGACGGCATCGACATCCAGCGCAAGGCGGCCGAGGCGCAGATCGACAGCCAGCACCGGACGCAGGAGCTTCAGCAGCAGGCGCAGAACGACCAGATGACGATGCAGTCACGGGCGCAGATCGCCCGTGACCAGACCGGCATCGAGGCGACGCGGTTGCAGATCGAGCAGGCGCGGCTGGCGGCCGAGCATGTGCGCGATACCCAGGCGACCGCGACGGACGCGGCAACGGCGCGGCATGTCGCCGGGGTCAAGGCGATGAGCGACGTGCATGCCACGCAGACGGCGGCCGATACCGCGCGCCATGTGGTCGCGGTGCAGGCGGCCAGCACGAGAGTTGCGGCGAAGCAGAAACCCAAACCCAAATCAGGAGACTGAAATCATGAGCAAGCTGGTTCAGGAAGTCCGGCATTTCACCTTGCAGCCGGAGGCGGCCGGCGCCAGTCACGACGAGATTGCCGACGAGGCGATGCGGCTGGCCAAGGGCGGCCATATCGTCAGGCTGACCTTGCCGGAAGGCAACGTGGTCACGGTGGCGCCCTCGGACGTGCACCCCGATGTCGTGGCGCGGGTGGCCGAGGCGATGCCGAAGCCGGCGGCTGACGGGATGCCGGTCGATCCCGAGCCGATGAAGCCGATGCACAAGGGCCGGAAGAGCCACGATGCCGATGCGACGGGCGCATGACACCGAAGCTGTGGATTGCCGACGATCTGCCCAAGGCCGACTACGACGCGCCGATCGAGGACGGCCGGTTCTGGAGCAGCACCGGCGGCGACGAATATCTGCCCAACGTGACGCGGCCAATTGGCTTCATGCGGGGCAAGCCACGGGTGCGGGTGAAAGCCTGGACGATGGCGATCCTGCCAACGGAAGGAGCCTGAGATGAAGCAGAACGACGACCGGGCGAAGAAGGCCGGCAGCCTGCTGAGCCGCGCCGGTTATGGCGGCGGCAAGTCGGCGCTCGACACCACGCGGCCGACCGCGGGGCCGATTGGCTTTCCCGACCGGCTGGAGCGGGCGCGCGGCGGTGCGACGAAGATCAGGGACGATGACGCCCTCGATGCGCAGGACAATGCACGGGCCCGTGGTGGCCGGTCGGGCAAGCATGCCGGCAAGACCAACGTCAACGTCATCATTGCCGGCGACCACCCGCCGGGGCCACCCGGAGGTGGCATGCCGATGGGTCCGCCGATGATGCCGCCGCCGCGCCCGCCGGGTGGTATGCCACCGGGCGGCCCTGGGGGACCAGGGGGGCCGCCGATGATGCCGCCCGGTGGCGGAGGCCCGCCTGGGATGCCGCCTGGGATGCCGCCGCCCGGCATGAAGCCGCCGGGGATGAAACGCGGCGGTGGCGTGGCGTCCAGGATGACGGCCGGCGCCGGCAGCGGGCCTGGCCGGCTGGAGAAGATCAAGGCCTACGGCAAGTAGAAGATGGCGATACCGGCTGGTCCGGGACCGCTGCGCAGCTACTACGATCCATCGCTGTGGACCCGCCTGGCCCCGGCCATTCGGGAGACCGCGCAGGAGAAAATGCGCCATCTGATCGACGGCAGGTGGAAGACTTTGGAGGAAGCGCGTGAAATCGTTGGCTATTTGCGCGCGATAGACCAGATATTCGCCATTGCTGACGATCTGACGCGGGTTGAGGACGACGCACACGGGTCTGCCGAGGACTGATTTCGGCGTGCCGTGAGCGTGGCCTGACGCGGATCATTACCGACGTTACCAAAGGTGATGATCATGGCGCATGCCATTGCGATGGTGCACGACGACGATCCGAAAGCGACGATCATGGCTGATGTCGCGCCGCATCTGGCCAATGTCGAAGTGTTGGGCGCGCGGGTTCTGGTGGCGGTTTATGTGCGGCCCGAGAAGACCCGGAGCGGGCTGATCCTGACCAGCAAATCCACCGACGAGGACAAGTATCAGGGCAAGGTCGGGCTGGTGCTGAAGCTGGGTCCGATCGCCTTCCACGACGATGACACGCATCGCTTCGGCCGGCTGAGCCCGGCGATCGGCGACTGGATCGTGTTCTCGGTGGGCGACACGTTCGGCATGGAAATGGGCGAGCGGCGCGTGCGCTCGGTCGAGGACGTGGACGTGCACCTGATCGTGCGCAATCCGGACTGCATCTGGTGATGGTCCTCGATGATTACGTGGCGGACTGCATGCGCCAGACCGGCATGCGGATCGGCGCCGGCAGCGCAGCCATTGAGGTGTTGCGCACCGCACTGGCCGACGACGCGGCGCTGCATGCCTCGGCCTGCACCGAGGTGACTGCCGGAACCGCGGTGCTGATGCGCGACCATATCAGCCGCTGGCGGGTGGCATTGCTTCAATCGGTGCTGGTGCCATGAGTGCTGTGATCGAGGATGACGACCGCGACGAACTGGTCGGCGGTTCGGTTTCCGATGATGATATCCGTGCGATGCTGGCGCAGGAGCAGAAGGCCAGCCGCGCGCTGAAGGCGCAGGTCGAGCAGGAGCGGGCCGCCCGCACGCGCGCCGAGGCGCAGTCATCCAGCGCGCAGACGGCGCGGATCGACGCCGAGGAACAGGCGGTGACCGCTCGGCTGGAGGGCGCGGAAGCCGCTGCGCTGGCGCTGCGCAAGGACTACGCCGAGGCGCTGTCCGAAGGTCGCTTCGACGAGGCGGCCGAGGTGCAGGACAAGATGGCCGAGCTGCGGGCCAGGCAGGTTGCCGACAAGCAGTACAAGACCTGGCTGGCCGGCGAGAAGGCGCGCGAAGCGGCGCAGCCGGCTCGGCCGGTGCACGAGGGCGTCGATCTCAGCCAGTACAGCGCGCCGCAACGCCGCTGGATACGCGACAACCCCGAGTTCATGGACGACCCGAAGATACGCGCCAAGACCTTTGCCGGGCACCAGTTGGCGGTGGCCGAGGGCATCGAGGTGGACAGCCCGGAATACTTCGAGGTGATCAACGAGACGGTCTACCGCGGCCGCGGCCGGGAAGAAGAGCCCGCGGCAAACCCGCCGCGCCGGCGTCAGGAGCCGACCGATATGCCGGTGACACGGCGGACACCGGCAACGACCCAGCGCAACGCCCCGGTGCGGCTGTCCGCCGATGAGATGGAAGCGGCCGACATCACCAATCCGGACATTCCGGTGCAGGGTCACAAGGACACCGCCGGCAACTGGGTACCCGGAAGATACGAAACCTATTACCTGCAAAGACAGCGACTCAGGGCTCAAGGTCGCGGATGATGCCGCACGAGCAGGTGACGGCGGCCGACGTCGAGGCGCGCATCGGCCGTGTCGAGTTTGTCCGTCTCGGCGGCACGATCACCGTCTGTCATCTGACGCTCGACAATGGTTTCTCGGTGCGCGGGGAGTCGGGCTGTGTCGATCCGCGTCACTACAACCAGGAAACCGGCGAGCGGCTGGCGCGGGAGAAGGCAATGGCGAAGGTCTGTCTTCTGCTGGGCTTTCTGCTGGCGGAAACCCGCTATCAGACTTGCCGTTCGCAGGCCGAAAACAAGCAACCGGAGGATCACTCATGGCCATGACCCCGCGCGCCGCGCAGCGCAGCGAACAGCGCGTGCCACAGCGGCTGACGCTGCGCACCGGCTCCAACCGCTATGAGTTCGACCGCGACATGATCCCGCCCGGTCAGACCTATGAGTGGAAACGCAAGTCGATCTTCGGCCAGGACGACCAGGAGAACCTGATCAACCTGGAGCACAACGGCTGGACGCCGGTGCCGGCCGACCGCCATCCCGAGCTGACCGGACGGCGCGCGGTCGCCGGCGCCGAAATCTGCCGCGGCGGGCTGATCCTGATGGAGCGGGCGGACGAGATCACGGCGGAGGCGCGCGAACTGGACGTGTTCGCCGCGCGCAACCAGGTGGCGACGCAGGTGCAGCGGCTGGGCCTGGAGGGCAAGCGCGCCGCCGGCAAGGGGATCAAGACGTCCTACAACGCGCCGGACGCCGCCCAGGTGGTGCCGGACTGATGTCATCCGCCTTGTGCAACAACGCCAAGGCAGCGTAACGTCCGCCGCGACGGTCGCTGCCATGTGCGCGATGTCCACCTACCGGCTCCGCGCGCCGCGGGACCGACTGCCAGGGCACGTTGCCCGACCGCTGCCGGCGCACGTCGCGCGGGCCTGAGCACGCCGCTCACAATCCCCAGGTCTGCCCCTAGCACGTCGTTGGGATCAGCCGCACATCGCGGAGTTGATCCACATGGCAGCGAACGTCGCCGCCCCATCCGGCTTTCAGACGCTGCGGCGCTATGACGGCGCGGCGCCGAACTATGGCGCCCGTGAAGAGGTCATCGCCTACAACTATGGCACCCGGATCAACTTCGGCGATCCGGTCTACCGTTACACCGATGGCACGATCCGGCTGTACGCCAATGGCGGCTCCACCATCCACGGCATTTTCCGCGGCTGCCGCTACCTCGATCCCAACACGCTGAAGACCGAGTTCTATCCGGCCTGGCGCACGCCCACGTTGCCGGCGACCACGACGGTTTTCGCGGTGGTCGAGCAGGACCCGTTCATGACGTTCATGTGCCAGATGATCGCCCCGGCGCTGACCCAGGCGAATATCGGCATGAACATGGACATCACCGCCGGCAGCAGCGGCACTACCACGTCGCTGGCCGGCATCAGCACCTGTTCGCTGAGCGGCACCGCGGCCAACACCGCGACCCTGCCGTTCCGCGTGCTGGGCATCATCGGCCTGAGCGGCGGGCTGGCAACGCCGGCGATCAACCCCGCCTACAACCCGCTTTACGACAATCAGTGGCTGGAAGTCATCATGAACACGCCTGACTTCAGCACCCGCACCGGTCAGGCATAGGAGCCCGGCATGGCAATCAATCGGGCACAACTCCGCGATCTTCTCATCCCCGGACTGGCCGAGATCACCGGCAAATATCCGGATTTGCCCAAGCGCTACACGCAGATATTCGACACCGCGACATCCAAGCTGGCGATCGAGCGGGTGGCCGAGATGCGCTACACGGGCCTGGCCCAGCTCAAGAGCGAGGGCGGTGCGACGATGTTCGACAACGCGCCCGGCGAGCGCTTCGTCTACAACATCGAGCACCGCGCGATCGGCCTGGGCTTCGCCATCACCCGCGAGGCGCTTGACGACAATCTCTACAAGGAGAATTTCAACCCGCAGAGCATGGGGTTGATGGAATCGCACGCGCAGACCAAGGAAATCTTCGCCGCCAACATCATCAACATGGGCACGGTGTTCAACCCGCTGGTCGGCGGCGACGGCGTGGCGCTGTTCTCCACGGCGCATCCGATCGACAACGGCACCTATGCCAACCGGCCGACCACCGACCTCGATCTGAACGAGGCGGCGCTGGAAACCGCGTTGAACCAGATCAGGGTCTACCCGGACCAGGCCGGGCTGATCAGCATGACGCGCGGGCGCAAGATGGCGGTGCCGATCGCGCTGCAATGGGCGGCGGAGCGGCTGACCAAGACGGAACTGCGCGTCGGCACCAACAACAATGACGTTTCGGCGCTGTATTCGACCGGCGCGCTGCCGGACGGCTACGTGGTCAACGAGTTCCTCACCTCCAGCTTCGCCTGGTTCGTGCTGACCTCGGTCAAGGGGTTGGCCTATTACGAGCGCGTGCCGTTCGAGATGGACATGCAGGTCGATCCGACCACCGGCAACCTGCTGGTGATGGGCTACGAACGGTTCGGCCTGGCGCACAAGAACCCGAGGGCCGTCTGGGGCAGCTTCCCGACCGCGTAACCGGCAGAAGGAACCGCCTGCATGTCGATAGCCTCACAGCCAGGGCCGCTGATCGTGTTCGGGCAGAACCCGCCGGTTGCCGGTACCAATTACCAGCCCGACTATAATCCCGACAGCGGACCGAGTGCGTTCGGTACCGGGGTAATGATGCTCGATACCCGCTACGGCTTCCGCGCCAGCCTGCAAGCGGGCGGGCTTTGCGCCCTGGGCTTCTACCAGACGGTCTATCAGTTGCTGGTTGACCAGATACCGTCCGCCTATGCCATCGGCAACGTCGCCGGCGGGGCATTGGTGACGAGCGGCACGCCGATGACGCTGGTCAGCGTCAGTGGCGCCGGGGTGATGGTCTCTTCGGCGGTGCAGGTCATGCCGGTATCCGGCACTGTCATGCCGGTGGGCACACACTGGCTGGACAGCGCGCCGGCCACCATCAGCTTCGGCCCCAACGGCAGCGTGCAGGTCTACGACCCGCGCACCATGCTGATGCGCGCCCTCTCGATCACCGCGAGCGGCACCGCCACCGGCGGCGTTTTCATCTGTCGCGGCGCCGACGCTTACGGCGTGCCGGTGACCGAGCAGATCACCGCCGTCACCGGCTCGACGATCACCGGCCAGAAGGGCTTCAAGGCGGTCTACTCGGTGACGCCGCTGTTCACCGACGCGCACAACTACTCGGTTGGCACCTCGGACGTTTACGAGTTCCCGCTTCAGGCGCTGACCTGGGCGGCGGTCGAGGTGACCTATATCAATACCTTCATTGCCGCCAGCACCGGTTTTGTCCCGGCCAGCACGATCAGCCCGGCGACGACCACCTCGGGCAGCACGCGCGGCACCTATGCGCTTCAGAGCGCGGCGAACGGCACCAACCGGCTTCAGTTGGCCGCGTCCGTGCCGGCGCAGTCGGCCGCCGCCAGCTATGGCCCCGCCAGCCTGTTCGGGGTGCTCAACAATGCCTCGTGATGCCTGATGGCGCAGCCCGTCACCCTGACCGTGAGCGGCGTGGGTATTTCGCCGTGGAAGAATGTGAACTTCCGCGAGGCGGCGTTCCATCTTCAGATCAACTGTTTCGTGACCGGGACCGTGACGTACAATATCGAAACGACCAACAGTGACTATCTGACGTCCAGTGTCACCGTGAACGTGGCGACCACCAGCATTGCCGGCGCGGCGGCTGCTGCATCCCTGGTGCTGGCTTCGCCTTGCCGGGCCTGGCGACTGAACATCTTGACCGGCACGGGCAGCGTGACGGCCGAAGCCGTGCAGAGCGGCTACTAGGAGCATGACCATGGCAGCGAAAAAGCGGGCGAGCGGCGGCGGTGCCTTCGGCGGCGCCAAGTTCAAGGACGTGGACGGGACCAAGGAAATGGGCAAATTCCACAAGATCGACAGCGCGGCAAAGGCTGCCAGGCTTGGCACCAAGACGAGCTCTGACGGATTTGCCCGCGGCGGCGCAGCGAAGAAGGCCGGCGGCGGGGGCATCGATGAGGATGGCCTGGCACGCTCGCCGTCAGACGCCGACGACGCCGGGCGCAAGCGTGGCGGTTCGGCGAAAAAGGCCGGCGGCGCGGTGGCCGGCGCCAAGGCCGCACCCAGCCTGGCGAAACGCGCCCGCGGCGGACGCACCGGCAACCAGCCGTTCTCCGGCGCCACGTCGATGACCGACCGCGCAGGCTCCGCCAACTCCGGTCACGAGGGCGAGTAGCCCGGCGCCGAGGCATAGGGCCTAGATCGCATGACCCTCGCGCCGTTCACCCCGGCGCTGTCGGAACTGGCGCTCGATGCATGGGAGCGCGTCGGCAAGCAGGCCGGCGACCTGACGGTGACGCACATCAACTCGATGCGCCGGTCGATGAACCTGGTGCTGGCGCGCTGGGCCAACCGGGGCATCAACCTGTGGCGCGTGGCGCAGGTCAGTCTGCCGCTGCTGCCGGGCGTGGCGACCTATACGCTCGATCCGGCGACGATCGAGATGCTGGATACCTACATCAGCACCAGCTACGCCGGCATCACCACCGACACCATCATCACGCCGATGAGCCGCGACACCTTTGCGGCGCTGCCCTACAAGCTTCAGCCGGGACGGCCGCTGCTGTACTGGTTCGACCGCACGATCACGCCTTCCGTGACGCTGTGGCCGGTGCCGGACATCGCCTACACCATGCCGTATTTCGCCTTCAGCCAGATCGCCGACGCGGATGCGGCGAGCGGCAACGCGGCCAATCTGCCGTACCGGTTCCTGGAGGCGTTCACCGCTGCCCTGGCGGCGCATCTGGCGATCAAATGGGCCGATCCGCAGCGCGCCGAGGCGCTCGACGCTTACGCCGACAAGACCTGGGAAGAGGCATCCGACGAGGACCGCGAGAAAGTCACGCTGAGCATGGCGCCCGACTTCGGCGCCTATTTCGAGTAGGCCATGGCGCTCGCCCATTCCGCCCGCGCGCCGCTCGATATCTACCGCCCGGAGCCGGTGGGCATCTGCGACCGCTGCGATTTCAAGTATCCGCTCGCCCGGCTGACCGAACAGCGGCAATGGGCGGGTGCCGGGACCGTCGGTCTGGGTCTGCGCTGCTGTCCGCGCTGCCTCGACGAGCTGCAACAGAACGGCTTTCGCACGATCATCATCGGGCCGGAGGGGGTGCCGCCGCCGCACGCCCGGCCGGGCAGCCTGTTCGCCCGGATGGGAGCGGGACCGGCGCCGCAGTTCGTGCTGGAGGACGTGCAGGTCAATGCGCCGGATGTCAGCGTTTGGCTGCTGACCGAGACCGGGCAGTTGCTGGGGACCGAAACGGATGCGCAGTTGTTCTGTTTCGATAACACAACTGCCACATCAGCCATGCTGATCGCGCCAGATGACATGCTGACCGAGACCGGGCAGTCGCTGGTGACCGAAAGCGGCCAACCGTTCGTCACGGATTAGGCGGGAGCCGGGGATCATGCCGACAATCAACCAGTTGCAACCGGCGGCCCTGATCTCGGCGGGAGACCGGTTGCCGACGCAGCAGGTTGATGGCGTGACCCGCTCGGCCACATTGTCGCAGATCACGGCGGCGATCGTCGCGCCGGGCGCTCCGGTGACCGGCATGCTTGGCACCGATCTGGTGCAGATCAATCAGGGCGGCGTCAATCAGACGATTTCACTGACAAACCTGTTGAACGGACAGACCATCGACCAGGGCAGCGCGGCGGCCCCGGCGGCCGACACCGACACGTTCTGGGTTGGCCAGGGCACCTCGACCATGCTGCGGCAATCGCTGTCCGGGGTCTGGGCCTGGGTGCAAGGCCACATGCCCGGCTACCGCCTGCCGGTGGTGGAGGTGAACACCAGCATCTCGCTGGATGGTTCGGCGCATAACGGCCACCTGCTGATCTGCTCGCAGCCGGTGACGCTGTTGCCATCAGGCACGATGGGTTCAGGGTTCTTCTGCCAGGTCGTCAACGTCAGCAGTGGCGGCGTGACGCTCGGCAGCGGCATCATTTCCTCGTCCGGTTCCTCGATCCTGCCGACCGGCCAGTGCGCTCAGATCGTCACCGGCACCTATTCGCTCGGCACCGTGGTGTTCGCGGCGATCTCCGGCACGGGTGGCGCCAGCGCGACACCGGCCGCGCCGGGCCTGCCGACCGGCCTGACCTCCGGGACAAAAACCAGCACCGGCGTGGCGCTGACCTGGACGGCGCCGGCTACTGGCGGCAGCGTCGTGACCTACACCTTGCAGTGGCGCCTCACGGGCGGGTCCACCTGGACACAGATAACCGGCGTTCCGGGAACCGCCATCACGGTTTCGGGCCTGACCGCCGCCACCGGCTATGACTTCCAGGTGCAGGCGGTCAATGGGGGCGGGGTCAGCGGGTTTACCGCCACCACCAGCGCCAGCACCGTCGCCGGCGCGGGCACCACGGCCCCGTTCAACAGCGGCGGCTACCTGCTGACAATGGGCACGCGCACCGTGAGCGGGCCACTTTCCGCCGGTGCCGTGGGCCTGATCGTCAACGCCAACGACAACAGTGCCGCCGCCGATGGCTCATTCACCGCGCCCGCTTCGGTGTCCGTGGGGTGGTCGACCAGCAACACCGTGGCGCCGGCGAGCGGACTGCAAACGCTGTCGCCAACCTCCCTCGACGGTCACAACCAATGGGTCGGATACGTTGCCGGGCCGACATCGGTGGGCTCGTTCTACCTGTGGTTCATCGCCACCAGCAGCGGCGGCGGCATCGTCGCGGCTTACGTGTCGCCCACCGCTTACGCCGTCGTCGCGTCGGGCACCATTCCGGGTGTGCCGACCGGATTGATCATCGGCACGGCAACCAGCAGCGCGCTGGCGGTTGGCTGGACGGCGCCAAGCACCGGCGTCGCCGCCACCGGATACGTCGTGCAGTCTCGCGTCACCGGCACATCCACCTGGACGCAGAGCGGCACGATCACCGGCACCAGCACCACGCTGTCAGGTCTGACACCCTCGACGTCCTATGACGTGCAGGTGAAGGCGACCAACAGCAGCGGCAGCAGCGCCTTCACCGGCACCACGACGGGCTGGACGATCGCCACAAGCTCGGGCGGCTCGTGCACGGCGGCGTGGAACATCTACCAGACGGCGCTGACCCACGGCACCACCGGCAACATCTACAATCTTGTGATCACCAGCGGGACCGCGCCGGCATCGGTGGCGATCGGAATCTCATCGAGCGCGACGGTCGCGCCAAGCCCGATGCCCGCGGTCGCGGATGGGCCGGCGGCCAATTTCAACGGCAATGTGTGGGGCACCTACGTCAGCGCGCCGGCGACCACCGGCACTTTCTACGGCTGGGCGATCGGCCGTGACGGCAGCGGCGTTATCATGTTCACGCTGGTCGGCGCGGCGGTGACCGTGACATGACCACGGCGCTGATCGCGCCCGGCCGGGTCATGCTGCGCGGACCGTCAGCCGCGGTGCTCTGCGCGCCGTTGGGTGTGCGGGCCGCCGTTGTGCCGCCGGCAAGCGGCGGATCGCCCTCGACGATTGCCGGGCTGTCGGGCTGGTGGGACGCCAGCGGCATCGCCGGGCTGCTCAATCCGGCGGGCGCGGCGGTCATCTCGACAGGCGGCGCGGTCGGCAGCGTCATCGACAAGTCGGGCGGCGGCAATGCCTTGACAGTCTATCATCAAGCGAGCAGCGGCAGTGTCGCGCCGGTGGCGACGCCGCGGCTGAACGGCCTGCTGGGCGGTCTTGGCCGCAACACGGTGATACCGCCGAACCTGCCGGCAACGGGGCAGTATCTGCCGGCGATGGACCCGGACCAGGGCCTGTCGCTGGCGGCCCCGGTGCAGTGGGGATCGGCAACCCCGTGGACGCTGTTCCTGGTGTGGTCGCGGCCGAACTGGCGGCAGGGCTACGCTGGCCTGACGGCACTGGTCACGATCGCGGGCAAGGTGGTTCTCGGCATGGATGCGGTCGCCGGGCCGGCGCGGCTGATCCTGTTCCCCGGCGTGTCGCAGATCATCCTGAACACCACCAACCCGCGGCGTCATTCCCATGCGGTGATCATCCGCAACACGCCCGGCACCGGCCTTGCCGTCTGGCTGGATGGAACCGCGGTTGCGCCGGCGGTGACCAACCCGCTGGCCGCGTCCTACAGCGGGACGCTGCTGTTGCTGCATGACGGCACCAGCGGCGGCGGCGCGCAGTGCTGGTTCCACGAGGCGGCGACCTGGAGCACGGCGCTTGCGGCCGGCGACATCACGACGCTGCTTGGCTACGCGGCGCGATGGCAGCAGGGCGCGCGCAAGGGTGTTCAAATCCTGGTCAGCGGACAGAGCAATGCCGGCAACGCGCTGAACGACGGCGCCTGGCATCTGCTGGCGCAAGGCGTGGCGTGGCACCTGGGCGCGCTGGCCTACGGCGTGGTCGGCACTTACAGCGGGCCACCCTCGGCCACCTGCATCGGCGGCCAGGGCATCTATCCCATCCCGGCGGCAGGCTTCGCGGGCGCGTTCCTGACCAACCCCGGCGACGGCTCCAGCCCTTCGGGATGGGCGCTTGGAGCCGATGGCCTGGCGGTGCAGACCTTCCTTGCCGCCACCCCTGCCACGGATACCGCCGACATTGCCGCGCTGTTCTGGCCGTGGTCGGAAAGCGACAGCGCGCGGCTCTACAGCGAGAAGGCGGTCTATTCGGCGGCGGTGCAGCGCCTGCTGGCACTGGAACGCACCATGCTGTTGCGCTCCGCCGCGACCCTGCCGCATCTGTGGTGGTCAGCGATTCCATTTCCGGACGGCAGTAACGACCCCGGCGTGCAGATGGTGCGCGAGGTGGCGGCCGAGCAGGCGGCGAACAGCGGGCAGAACTGCACGATCATATTGCCGCAGACGTGCGACAGTCTGCCGCGCGGCCCGACTTACAACGCCCTGACGGGCGCCTGGACCGGCGGCGACAACTGGCACCGCGACGCAACGGATAATCTGCGGTTCGGCCAGACCGGCGCCGCGCTGGCCGCGCGTGCCATCCTGGCGGCGTCCGGCGGCGACAGTCTTGGCGTGATCCCGGCCGGCATCCCGGCGGTTGGCGGCCCGTTCATCTCGCACGTCTGGCGGCAGAGCGGCACGGTGCTGATCGTCACCATCACGCATGACTGCGGCACCGATCTGATCGTGCCGCCGACGCTGGCCGCCAGCGGCAGCGGCTGGGCGGTGATGGACGGCGGCTCCCTGGCGTCTCCTGGCACGATCAGGCTGGCGACGGCCTGCGCGCGGGTCGATGCCACGCATCTGCAAGTCACGCTGGCCAGCGGCCTGATCAACGCCTCGTCCGCCTGCCGCCTGTTCTATCCCTACGGCAGCGGGCAGTACCCGACATACACCGGCATCGGCCGCGGCGATGCGGTGACCGACAACTATGCCACGGTCGCCAAGCCGGCGGGCTGGGACATCGGCGCCGATCTGGGCAGCGCCTGGGCGATCAACCTGCCGGTCGCCGCGCCGGTCAGCCTGACCGCGGGCGTGGCGACGTCCGGCTGCGTTCTCAGTGACGTGACCGGCTAGGAGGCGCGATGCAGTGGCCTGACATCACCGCGCAACTGGCGTATTACTGCCAGCAGGAGCAGCCGGACCCGAGCTTTACCGCGGCGACGCCCAACTTCGTTGCCAACGCCGAGCTGCGGATTTACCGCGAACTGGATTTCGCGGTGACCAGCGGGCAGAATCTGTCGCTGCAAACCACCGCCCTGTCGCGGATCGTCGATCTGACGGTGATGACCGGGCAGAGCATCGCCGGCACGCCGGTCGCAACGGCCTGGCCGGTGGTGGTGCAGACCCTGGCCGCACAGGTCGGCACCAGATGGATACCGTTCCAACTGGTGTCGCTCGACTTCCTCGACATGGCCTGGCCGGACCTGACGCTGAGCGCCCCCCCGACGCTCGGCCTGGCCTACTATGTCATGCTCGACAGTCAGACCGCGGCGATCGCGCCCGTGCCGGACCAGGCCTATCAGTTGCGGGTGAGCGGCACGTGGCGCCCGGCGCCGATGTCGGTCGCCAATCCGGAGACGTGGCTGGGCGACAACCTGCCGGATTTGCTGTTCGCCGCGGTGATGGTCGAGGCGATGGGCTACCAGCGCGATTTCGGCGCGCAGTCGGACAATCCGCAGGCGGCGCTGTCGTGGAACGCGCGCTACGACGACATAAGGCGGGCCGCGGCGACCGAGGAAGCGCTGCGCAAGGGGCTTGGTCCCGGCTATCAGCCCTACGCGCCGGCGCCGCTGGCGCAGCCGACGCCGCCGCCGCAAGGGTAAGGAGAGGCTGTGACCACATACACGCCGCTGGCCCGCCTGCCCTTGATGACGCCGGGCGATCCGGCGGTGAAGAACGCCTGGGGCAGTATCGTCGATGCCGCCTGGCCGTGCCTGGAACAGCTTGCCGGCGGCAACGGCCCGATCAGCCTGACCGGTCTGACGACCTGTACGCTGAGCGTGGCCAACAACGCCGCCGACCAGGCGCGGCAGGCGATGCTGGCCTTCACCGGCGCGCTCAGCGCCAACTGCACGGTGACAATCCCCGCCGTGGCGCGGATCGGCTGGGTCAGCAATGCCACGACTGGCGGCTTCAGCGTCATCCTGACCTGCGGCGGCACCACCAACCTGACGGTGCCGCCCGGCGACGCCTTTCTCTACACCTGTGACGGCGTTTCCCTGGTCGCCGCGGTGCCGGTGACCAATCCGGGTCTGGTGGCTTCGCTCGCCGCACATGGCATCCAGAGCGTCACCGCGTCGGCGAACTTTACCGTGCCCGCCGCCGTGACCATGCTCGACGTCGAGCTGTGGGCCGGCGGTTCGGGCTCCTGGGCGTCGCGCAGTGGCTTGCCGGGCGGCGGCGGCAGTGGCGGCGGCTATGCCCGCAAGCGCATCATGGGAGTGGTGCCGGCCGCGGTGATCGCGGTGACGATCGGCGCCGGTGGCACCGCCGGCACGACCTCGGTGGCACCGACCGCCGGCGGGATCAGCAGCTTCGGCGGCTATTGCAGCGCCGCCGGCGGTGCCCTCAATCCGCTGAACACCGTCGCCGCGCCAACCTTTGGCAACATTGCCGGGACCGGCGTCGGCGGCGATCTGAACCTGTTTGGCGGCGATGGCGGGTTGGGTGTGGGCAATCAGGGCGGACTGGTGTTCAACCAGGGCGGCTACGGCGGCGGCGGCCCGCTGACAGGCGGCTTCATCAATTCCGGCAACGCCGGCAATCCGGGCCGCTTTCCGGGCGGCGGCGCGTCGGGAGCCGGCACCGGCGCCACCGGCACGACAGCCTATTCCGGCGCTGCCGGCGCGGCGGGCCTTTGCATCGTCCGGTGGTAGGCCGTGCCGCTGGGCAAAATCCATCTGCGGCCGGGCATCACGGTTGAACTGACGCCGACCGCCAACGAGGGCGGCTGGTCGTCCTCGCAACTGATCCGCTTCTTCGCCGGGCAGGTGCAGAAATACGGCGGCTGGTCACGCCTGCCGGCGGTGCCCGCCCTGGTCGGCCAGTGCCGCGGCCTGCTGGGCTGGGCCGACCTGGTGGGCACCGCGCACTTGGCCGCCGGCACCGAACAGCGGCTCTATACCCTGACCGGCGGCCAGTTGTCGGACGTGACGCCGGTGGTGCAAACCACCAACGCGGCGCCGGCGCTGGCGACGACGGCGGGATCGGCCAGCCTCACCATCACCGACGCCACCTATCTGCCGGCGGCGGGCGACTGGGTGAACATCGTCACGCCGGTCAGCCAGGGCGGCGGCGTCATCGCCGGCACCTATCAGGTGCTGATCACATCGGGCGGCAGTGTCTATACCGTGACGGGGATCGCGCCGGCGGTCGCGACCGCGGCCAGCGGCGGCGCGGTGGCGATCTATGCGACCACCGCGGCGTCGGCCACGGTGACTGTCACTTTGCCCGCGCACGGCCTCGTCGCCGGTAGTGCCTATGTCATCGCGCTGCCCACCACCATCGCCGGGCTGGTGCTGTCCGGCAGCTACAGCGTCTCGGCGGTGCCGACTGCGAACAGCTTCCAGTTCGTTGCCTCGGCGCTGGCCTCCGCCACCACCAGCGTGACGATGAACGGCGGCAACATGCAGTTGCAGTATCTGCTGCCGTCCGGCGCGGCGGTGAACACCACGCTGGGCGGCTGGGGCACCGGCGACTGGGGTGCCGGCGACTGGGGCCTGACCAACGCCGGCACCACCAGCGCGCTGGTCAGCAAGGCCCGCACCTGGAGCCTGGACCATTTCGGCCAGGATTTGATCGCCTCGCCGGACCTCGGGCCGATCTATCACTGGCCGCCGCCGCTGGCCGTCCCGGCGGTGCTGCTGGGCAGCGCGGCGCCGCCCATCAACCGGGTGGTCTTCTGTGTGGCGCAGGTGCAGATCATCGTCGCCTGCGGCTCTTCATCCCTCGGCACGTACTATCCGACGCTGATCCGCTGGTGCGATGCAGGTGATTTCACGGATTGGAATGCGTCGGCGACCAACCAGGCCGGCAGCTACCAGTTGTCCTCGGGCTCGTATGTCACCGCCGCCCTGGCGGTGGGCCTGGGCGCGCTGATCTGGACCGACACAGATCTGTGGTCGATGACCTACCAGGGACTGCCCTACGTGTTCGGCTTCAACCGCGTGGCCGTGGCCTGCGAGGCGCTGAGCAAGAAAGCGCCGGCGGTGGTGGGTACCATGGTGGTCTGGCCCTCCAGCCGCGGCTTCTTCCGCTACGACGGCGGCGCCGTCGCGCCGGTGGAATGTCCGGTGTGGGACTTCTTCTTCAACAACCTGGACACCACCCAGCAGGAGCAGGTCTGTGCCGCGGTCAACACGGCGTTCAACGAGGTCGCCTGGTTCTTCCCGGTGGCGGGCGGCGGGGTCAGCTATGTCAAATGGAACTATCTGGAGAACGCCTGGGACTACGGCACGCTGACGCGCACCGCCTGGTGCGACCATTCGCCGTACGGCAATCCGATCGCCACCGACGCGCAGGGCGTGCTGTATGTGCACGAAAGCGGCGCCGACGCTGACGGCTCGCCATTGGTTTCCTATGCGCAATCAGGCTATTACGATCTGCAAGACGGCAACGAGTTGCAGTATGTCAACGTCGTCATCCCGGATTTTGTCGCCAGCATTGGAAGCACCATCGAGTTGAGCATCCTCGCCACCAACTATCCGGGCGACACGCCGCGGTCCCATGGGCCGTTCCCGGTGGTGCCGGGGACGCGGCGGATCAACGTCAGTCTGCGCGGGCGCCAGGTGGCGTTCCGCATCGGCTCGTCCGACCTGGGCTCGTTCTGGCGCATGGGCGCGGTGCGCTATGCGTCCGTCGCGGCGGGACGGCGGTAATAGTGAGCGGATCACAAGCCGACCTGACGGGCATTGTCCTGGCGCTTCAGGACATCGTGAAGGCATTGTTTCTCAGTCAGCAGACCATGGCGGGCGGGCTGACGGTGAACACCGGCCTGACGGCCTGCACCGTCGCCGGATTGCCCGTGCCGGCGCCGCTGGGGCGTCTGGCCTACGCCTCGAACGGGCGCAACACGGGTCAGGGGGCCGGCGCCGGAACCGGTTGCCTGGTCGTCGGCAATGGAAGTGTCTTTACGGCTGTCTGGTCGGGGCTGGCGGTGACGGCGTGATCTTCGTTCCGAAACCTGGCACCGATCTGACAATTTCTCTTCCGGGCGAGCAGATGCGCGCCAAGGTTACCAAGGTAGTGGATCGCAATACCGTGTTCTGCCAGATCGGTCAGCCGATGACGCGCGGGCATAATTTCCGCAACGGCGATCTGGTGGCGTGCCGGCGCACGCCCGGCATTCTGGGCGAGACTTGGCAGGCGGTCGAGAACCGGCCCGCGGCACTGCCGCCCGTGCTGGCGCCCGCCAAGGCGGGCGAACCGGCCGCCAAAAAGATGAAACGATAATGTCGGGCAGCATGATGCCGCAGACGCCGGCCACTCAGACGCCGATGGGTGCGCAGCAGAGCAGCTACTTCCAGTCGATGACGCCGGAGCAGCTTCAGGAGACGGCGCTGCGGCTGGGCAGCTCGCCGCAGGGGCAGATGGCGCAGCGCATCCTGGCGCAAAAGCGGATCATGGGCGCCAACCAGCCGGCCGCCACACCCGAGCAGCCGGCAGCCGCCAACTTGCCGCAGAGCTATTCCGATGGCGGCACCGCACGCGGTGGGGCGGGGTTCGCCTCGGGTGGTTCCCTGAACACCTCGACCGGCGGCGTCGATATGAGCGAGCGCGGGATTTCCAGCGGCTTCATGAATGGCGCCACCGGCGGGCGCACCGACAACGCCAACATCAATCCGCAGGCCGACAGCTACGTGCTGCCGGCCGATGTCGTCTCGGGTCTGGGCGAGGGCAACAGCCTGGCCGGTGCGCGGGCCATCCAGGAAGCCTTGAGCACCGGTCCGCATGGTGTGCCGCTGCCCTCGGCGCGCGGCAACGGCATGGGCATGCCGGCGCGGCATCTGCTGCCGGCGGGGTCGGCGGCTGGTGGGCGCGCGACTGGCCAGCAGGGCTTTGCCGCCGGCGGCGACGTGCCAAGGGTGCCGATCGTGGCCGCCAGCGGGGAATACATCATCAACGCCGAACAGGTCCGTGCTATTGGCCGCGGCGATGTCGGCCGGGGTCACCGAATCCTTGACGCCTTCGTCAAGCACGTGCGCGGCCGGACGATCAAGGAAATGGGCAAGCTCAAAGGCCCGGTGAAAGACTGATCCCGCACAAGGAGCTGCGCATGGCCTACCCCTACAGCGACACCGGAACGAGCCAGCCGCATACCATGGTGCACGACGAGGCTACCCGGCTGGCGGAGCGACTCGGCCTGGCGGGTGTGCTCGCCGCTTCGTTCGGGCGCTGGGAACGGCTGCTGTTTCCGGCGATGAACAAGCTGCTGGACCGCATCGAGGCGCTGGAGCGCGACCGGCCGCCGCCGACTTTCAATGGTGGATAATCCCTACGGGCTGCGCGTTGCGGTGCCGGCCGACGCCGAGGCATTGCTGGCCTTCGTGCTGCCGATCTACGAAGAGGACGCGGCGCAGCCGGTGTCCGTCGTCAAGGTGGCGGCGATCGTCGCGCGCTGCATCGCCCGCGACCGCGCGATTGCCGGCATCGTCACCGGCCCGCACGGCATCGAGGCCAGCGTCGGCGCCACTATCGATGTGTTCGACTACTCGGACGAGCCGCACGCCATGGTGAAATGGCTGGGCGTGGCGCCGGCGTTCCGCAAGAGCGACCGCGCCGCGCGCATGGTGAGCTATGTCCGCTGGCTGTATGAAACGATGGCCTCGATGGAGCCGGTGCCGGTGCCGGTGTTCCTGCCGGCGCTGACGACTTCGGAACAGCGCCGCAAGGTGCTACTGTATCAACGTCGGGCTCCGCAGGTGGGCGTGCTGTACGCCTTCGGATGCCTTCCTGACAGATCGTTCTTCAATCCTGGCCGCGCCGGTCCCAGGGAAGGCGGCCTGAAGGAAGACATCAGGAGCCCGCCCCTTGTCCGTCCTTCAGTCCCTTCCATCCCTGCCAGCACTGGCTGATGTCGCGCGGACAGCGCGCCCTTCAGGCGACGACAGTTATGTCGTCGATAACGATGCGCTGATCCGCCTGGGCGACGGCAGTCCGGCAAGGGGCCGGGCGCGGCTTCGCCTGTTGCTGGCCGACGAACGCGAGCGCAAGCCGATCAGCGGGCCGGTGATCAAGCCCGCCAGCGTCCGGCTGGCGACGATCCGCGACGAGCCCGCCATCCTGGACCTGCTGCTGGCCGACCTGGCGGAGAACGCATCCAAGGTCGCCACGCCTTCAATCTCGCAGATCATGCGCCAGGTCGAGCCCGGCACCCGTCAGCAAGGCGCCTTCGTGCCGGTGATCGACGGCGACGACGCCAAGCCGGTCGCAGTCGCCATTCTCCACCCGCAGAAATGGTGGTGGTCCGACACGATCTATCTGTCCGAAACCGTGATGTATGTCGCGCCGGAGGCTCGCAAGGGGCACGCCGGGCGCGACCTGCTTCAGTACGAGTGCTGGTTGTCGGACCAGATGAGCGCGGAGATCGGCCAGCGGATTTTCGTGCTCGCCGGGGTCACCGCTACGCGGCGCGGCCGAACCAAGCTGCGGCTCTACTCACGCCACATGAACCCGGTGGGCGGATTTCTGATCTACCCGGCGATTGACGGGATGACGCTATGATCGAGGGAAGCAAGGCTTACCGAGATCAGGCCGCGAAGCGGACTGATGTGCCGGAAGGCGTCTGCCGCACTGGCGAGCGCGCGAGCCTCGGAGTGAATGAGCGCCGGAGGCGATCATGAGCGGCGGCGGCGGGACCAACACATCCACGTCGAGCAATGCGCCGCCGGCGCAGTACCTGCAAGCTTACTCGGCGGTCAACCAGGCGGCACAGAAAGCGGCTACGGCGCCCTACCAGCCTTACACGGGCAATCTTCAGGCCAGTTTCAGCCCGTTGCAGCAGCAAGGGTTCAACACCGTCGCCTCGACGCAGGGGGAGCAGGCGCCTTACCTGAGCACCGCGGCGCAGGACTTCTCGAATGCCACGGCGCCGCTGACAGCCACCAGCCAGCCCTACGTCAACCAGGCGCAGTCCGGCTTTTCCGGAGCGGCCAACGCCAATCTGCAAGGTTCGATCGCGCCGTACGCCGCTGCCGCCGCGCAGAACTACGCCGCCGGCTCGCGGCAACTGACGCCGCAGCAATACAGCGGTCAGGCTTTGCAGCAATACGAAAGCCCCTACACGCAGCAGGTGGTCAACAGCACGCAGGCGCAGTTCAACAACCAGAACGCGCAGGCGCAGACCCAGCTTGCCGGCAACGCGGCCTCGCAGGGCGCGCTGGGCGGCGACCGGGTTGGCGTGGCGCAGGGCGTGCTGGCCGGACAGCAGCAGAGCGCGCAGGCGCCGGTGATCGCCGGGCTGGAGAACACCGGCTTCCAGCAGGCGCAGCAGGAGTTCAATCAGCAGCAGCAGACCAACCTGACGGCGCAGCAGCAGAGCGAGGCGCTGAAGCAGCAGGCGGCGCAGGGCTATGCCGGGCTGGGCACCCAGGCGTTGACGGCGGCGCAGCAGCAGGCGGCGCTGCAAGAACAGAGCGCCACCGGAGAGGCGGGCCTGGGCAGCCAGGAACTGAGCGCCGCGCAGTCGCAGGGCTGGTTGAACAGCCAGGCCGGATCGGGCTTTGCCGGGCTGGGCAATGAGGCGCTGTCCGGCACGCTGTCGCAGGCCAACGCGGAACTCGGCGCCGGCGGCACGCAGCAGGCCCAGGCGCAGACCGCGCTGAACATTCCCTACGAGCAGTATCTGGCGCAGCAGAGCTACCCGTTCCAGAGCATCGGCTGGCTGGCCAACATCGCCGAGGGGCTGGGCGGCGCGTCGGGCGGCACCAGCACGAGCACGACGCCGGCCGCCTCGATCGGCTCGCAACTCGGCGGGCTGGCGACGGGAACCGCTGGTGTCCTTGGTCAGACCGGGGCGTTCGGGTCTTCGGCGAATGGCTACAATGGCTGGCTGACCGGCAGTGGCAGCAGCGCCAATGGCAGCGGCTACAGCTCGGCGCTCAGCAGCGACTGGAGCAACAGCGGCGCCGGCTTCACCAACCGCGGCGGACGCGTCACCGGCGGCTTCGCCAACGGCGGCGGCGTGCCGGACGTGGCGGTGAACGGCTTTGGCGTCGGCGGTGCGCCCGGCTCGCAGAACGTGCTGGTGGGCGGCAGCGGCGTGCCGCAGATCGGCTCCGTCGTGCCGGGCGCGTCGGGGCTTGGCGATGCCCCGACAACCGGCGGCACGTCCCTGATGAACAAGGACTACGGCACGACTACGACTACCAGCGGCGGTGGCGGCGGCGCACTCGCCGGACTGAAAAGCCTCTTCAACACCGCGGCGGGGATCGGCGTCGGGATCGCCACCAGCAACCCGTACGCCGGGGCGGCGACATCCACCGGACTGGGCGTGCTTGGCGCCAACCGGGGCGGCACGGTCGGCTTCGGCCATAACGGCGTCTTGCACCGCGCGCCGGGCGGTTACGTTCCGGTCGCGCCGGCCGGCTTTGCCGCGGGGGGCGCCAGCCCGATTAACCTGCGCGGGTTTGCCGACGCCGGACCGGTCACGGTGCTCGATCCGGATGATCCCGCGGCGCTGGGCCTCGGCGACAGCGGCGTGCCGGACGGGCCGATGGGCAGGACGGCGCTCGGCTTTGGCAAACCGCCACCGGCCGCTCTGGATAACGACCGCCTGAACCCGCCGCCAGTGCCGGACCTGGGGGTGCCAGCACGGACCACCGATGACGCAGCGCCGCCGGCCGCAGCGCCAGCTTCCGCGGCTTCGTCACCTGATCCGGGGGCGCCGTCGTCCTGGCAGGACGAGCCGCTTTCCGTGGCTGGCAAACCACCGCCGGCCGGTGGCTTCAGTCGGGCGCCGCCACCGGCGGGCCTGGCAGCGTCACCGCCAGGCCAGGCGCCGGCGCAAGCGGACGCTCCGAGCCCGGTCTATCACAGCATCGCCGGCGATCATGGCGCCTCGCTCGGGAGCGACCGCGCAGTGACCGACAACCGGGCGAGCCCGTGGGCGGCGCTGGCAACCGCCGGCTTCGCGATGGCCGCCGGCCGCTCGCCGCACGCGCTGGAGAACATCGGCGCCGGCGCGCTGGCGGGCGAGGAAGAATATATCTCCGACGACAAATCGGCCAAGCAACTGGCCGCCTCGGTCGATGAGAAGCGGGCGCAGATCGCCTCGACCCAGGCGTATCAGCAGGCCATGCTGGACACGCGCGGTGACAAGACCAGCGCCGTGCTGCTGGCCGCGCAGCAGCGCACGCAGGAGATGTCCGAGCGCAACAGTCAGATGATGGCGATCGCCGTGCTGAAGGCGTCCGAGTCGGCCTCCCGTGCCGGCGGACGTCTCAGCCCCGCCGACCTGATGAGCGCCGCGGCGGATTCACTGAAGGGGCAGATCAACCCCGCCACCGGCCAGGAATACACGCCGATGGAGCGGTATCACGCGGCCAATAACGTCACTGCCACGAATGACTTTCATCAGCAGGCCCTGGACCAGAAAACCACCCACGACGCGGCGTTGCAGACGCATCGCGACTGGCAGGAGACGCACGGCGACGCCACGACGGATGAGACGAACCGGCACAATCAGCAGATGGAGAGTCTGGGCCTGAGCCGGCAGGATTTGGGTCTGATCGAGGCGACCAAAGGCCCCACCGGACAGCCCACGATGACGGTGCCGCAGGCGCACGCCACCACCAGCAGCGTGCGGGCGCTGAATGCGCCGGCCGGCGGCTTTGGCACGGCGCCGCCCGCCGCGGTCCAGGCGCCGCCGCCTGATGCCGTCGCGCACCTCAAGGCCAACCCCAATCTGTCGCAGGCGTTCGACCAGAAATACGGCACCGGTGCGGCCGGCGCGGCGCTGGCGACACCATGAACCCGTTCGATCAGTTCGACGCGCCGGTCGCCACCGCGGCGCCGCCGGCCAATCCGTTCGATGTCTTCGACGCCAAGCCTGTCGCGGCGACGGCGCGGCCCTCAGGCGACACGCAACCGGCGCGCTTCGATCCCAGGGCAGCGCCGCCGCCGGCCGCCGATCCGACCGACGCCGGGCCGCATGACGAGTTCGGACTGCCGGTACGCTCGATCTTGCCGGATGTGTCGGACAATCAGCCGTTGCCGCAGGGCAGCATGGGCTTCGACCGCGCCTATACGCCGGGCTGGGACTGGCAAATGCCCGGCCAGACCGAGCAGGCGCGGCAGCGGAACTTTGTGCCTGATCGGGACAGTGGCATCGACACACTGAAGGTGCCAGGGCAAGGCGTCGATGCGCCGGCGCGCGATCCGAAGAAGGCCTACGAACCAGCGGTCAACGTGCCGGGGCAAAGCTGGAATACGGCGGTCTACAACAGCACGCTGCAAAATCTGACATCCAGTGCTGCCGGGGCATTCATCGGCACACCCGGTGAACTCTACCGTGCCGGCCAGTCTGGTGTCGCGACCGAGGTCTTGCGCCACATAGACGACATTGACCAAGGCAAGACCGATCAGTCGTGGTCTGTTTCCAACCCCGTAAAATATCAGGTCGCGGCCTATCTGAGCGCGTCACCCGATCAGCGGCAGCAGATGAAGGCTGACCTGATCGCCCGCGCCGCGTCCGCCGATCAGCCGAACGCCGCGACCACGCTGAGCGACAATATCGGCGCGTGGGGACAGCAACAGTTTCCGGTCGCCACCGCGAACCAGGGCTTTGGCACCAAAGCCGGCGGGATGGCTGGCTCGTTCATTCCCATGGTCGCCGCCGGCGCGGCCCTTGGCCCGGAGGCCGGCTTGGCGGTGGCCGGCTTGCAGACGTACCACGGCGCCAGGGCGGAGGCTGTTGCCAAGGGCGCCACGCCGCAGCAGGCAGACCAGGCGGCGACTTATTCGGCGCTGTCCACGATGGGTATCTTTGCGCTGCCGTTTGGCATGGCCGCGAAGTCGGTGCTGCCCGAGCTGAGCAGCGGCATGCTGAAATCCATCCTGGAAACGGGCGTCAAGGGCGGCGAATTCAGCGTTGCCGGTGCGGTGTCGCAGGCCACCGACAACGCCATCAAGAAGAAGGTTTACGACCCCAACCAGTCGTTGACCGAGGGCGTACTGGAAGCTGGCGTGGCGGGTGCCTTGACCGGGGCCGCGTTCGGTGTGCCGGGCATGGTCGATGCCACGGGCCGCGCGATCAATAGGGCGCGGCAACCCGCTGCCAACGAGGCGTTCCAGGCGTTCTATCGCGCACAGCGAGGGGCCGCGAACGAGGCGAATGCGTGGGATGAGCCTCGGCCGCCGGGACCGCAGGGGCAACTGGCCGGGCCGGGCTCGACACCGCCGGGAGGCGAGCCGCCCGCACCATCCGCACCGCCGGGACCAAGAACGCCGCCGCCTGGTCCTGCCGCGCCGGCCGGGCCAACCGCGCCTGTGCCAAGTGCTCCGGTCGGGAAGCCGCCTGACGTGCCGAGCCCGGCCGCACCCGGTCCAGCGGCACCACCTGCTGTCACGCCGACCCCGACGATACGGACACCGGCGCAGATTCAGCAGGCCGAAGGTGTCGGCTACAATCAGGCGGTCCAGATACAGGCCCAGGAAAAGGCCGCCGCCGCCGCGGCTGCCGCCCCGCCTGCCGCCACGCCGCCCGGCCCGCATGACGTGCTGGCGAACATCGCGGCCGGCAAAGACCCGCAGACGCCGGTTCCGGCGGCTCCGCCAGCCACGCCGGTTGCGCCCGCCCCTCAAGCTGCGCCAGCGCCGGTTGTGCCACCACCGGTTGCTGCGCTGCCCCAAACTCCGACCGAGCCGCCGGCTGCACCGCCGCCCACACCGCCGCCCGAGGTAAAGCCGGCCGAACTGCCGCCGCCCATGGAAGCGGTGACGTCGCATGCTCCGCCTGCCGCCCCGAGTGCTAAGCAGGAAATCGCCGCGCCGGACAAGCCAGCCGTGTTGCCTGCCGCGCCGGACAAGCCTCCGGTTCAGGAGACCATACCAGACAGCCTCTCTGCGCTGACGCCCGAGACGGTCACCCACACCACCAAGAAGGGCAAGGTGCTCACCGGCACGCTTCGCCCCGACCTGGATTTTGCCGGCGCCAAGGCGCTCGACCCTTACGCCTTCAAGAAGGACGGCGGCTGGTTCATCCGCACCCCGGCAAGCGCAGCCGCACCGGCCGAGGTCAAGCCGCCCGCCGAACCATCGGCGCCGACAGTGCCGCCTGCACCGCCAGCCGTACGGACGCCGGGGCAAATCCAGCAGCAGGATGGCGTCAACTTCCAGGATGCGGTGAAGATCCACGCGCAGGAGAAGCAAGCCGCTGCCGCGACTTACGTCACCACGCCGGAGGGTAGCCCGGACCTGGGCAGGATCGACGACACCATGGCGGCGGCGATCGGCAGCGCTTCGGCGCCGATCCGCCTGACGAGGGGAGCCGAGGCGCATATCGGCGAGCGGCAAGACGAACTGGCAATGCACGGGTTTTCAAGCCCGATCGACTTCGTTCAATCAGTCGCCACGCACTTCAGCGAAATTTGGTCCGCGGGCGGGGACTCGCTGATGCTCGTCCGGCGTGTGCCGGCCGATGGTCGTGAACGGGCTCACAGCCTCTATGTGCTGCTGCAACATAGCGATCCAGGCCGTGCGGGAAGTAGCGCCTACGAAGTGCAAAGCGGCGGAGTATTTCGCCGCGCCTACCCCAAGGGGTCTGGCAGAAAGCTGCTTTGGCAAGGTGAGCGCGCGAACATCGACCCCGCCGGCACCGACAGCCGGACGACCCCACACCGCCCCCAGCTAACAGGGTCGGAACCAGAAACGATGCACAGCGCGGGGAGCCAAAGCGCGCCAGATGTAGGCAACGCGGACGCTGAAGGCAACAAACTACTCTGGCAAGGCGAGCGCGCCACCATCGCCCCCACCGACTCCGACAGCCGAATGCCCGTTACCAACCCCCCCGGAGATGAAGCCGGAACCGGGGACGCCAGCGCTAGGAACCAGAGAGAGCCAGATGTAGGCGCCCCGAACACCGAAGGCAACGGGTCGAGCGGTAAACCCGATGTGCGCCCGACCCTGACCACGCCGGACAACCCGCTGATCAGCGAAAGCCGTGCCGACCAGATACGCGCCATGCTGCGCGCCAAGGCGGCGGCGATGCGGACGGGCGTCGATCCCAACGCGCCAGGCACGCAACTGGCGGCGCGGCCGGGCGGCATGGACGCCGAGATCATGCAGGGCGGCGCGGAACTCGCCGTCTACTATCTCGAACGCGGCGTGCGCGCCTTCCCTGACTATGCCCGAAAGATGATCGAGGACGTGGGCGAAGAGTTCCGGCCTTACCTCAGAATGTGGTATGAGGGCGCCCGATACTATCCCGGCCTGGACGCGTCAGACCTGACGCCGCACGCCGGGGTAGACGCCGAAATCGCGCGTTGGGGACAGGAGGGCACCGATGGACCACAGGCAAGTGGACCCGGAGACGGTGCGCTGGTGCCACCAGGAGGTGGCGCGGTGGGCCAAGGAGAGTTGGTTTCCGGGCGGCCCTCGGGAGCAGGAACTGATAGCGCACTGGAAGGTTCACAGCCCGCGAATGTATCGGCGCCTGCAAGCGGCGGGGATACTGGAGCAGATGGCGTTCGTCCTGGACATGAACCGCTACGAGACGAAAAAGCAGTACCTGGCGGCGGGGATGCCGCCAACGGACGCGGAAGAGGAAGCGACGAAGGACTGGCTACTGATGGGGCCGGAAGCGGACCGGACCACGAACTGATCCCGGCGCCGGCTCGGACTAACTTCCACATTGACGACCCCGAGGCGCTGATCGGCGGCACGCCCAAGGTCCGCTTCGCCCGCAACCGCGCCGCGCTCGATGCCCTGGCCGCGATCGAGGACGAGCAGCGCGCTCCCTCCCCCGACGAACTGAAAGCCATGGCCGGCTATATCGGCTGGGGATCGTTCGGCCAGGAGCTGTTCAAAGGCAACTTCGACAGGCCGCTGCCGCGCCCCGGCTGGGATGCCGAGGCGAAATGGCTGCGCGAGCGGCTGGGCCGGGACGCCTGGAACTCAGCGCAGGAAAGCATCGCCAACGCCCACTACACCGACCCGATCACCGTCAAGACCATGTGGGACATGGTGCAGAAGATGGGCTTCAAGGGCGGACGTGTCCTGGAACCGTCCATGGGCGTCGGCAACTTCTTCGGCCTGATGCCGCGCGATGTGATGGCGAACAGCGTGCTGACCGGGATCGAGATGGATACCACCACCGGCGCGATGGCGAAGCTGCTGTATCCCGACGCCGGCATCCACATCAAAGGCTACCAGGACAGCCTGACGCCGGACGACTTCTACGACCTGGTGATCGGTAACTGGCCGTTCCATCAGGTCGGACCCGTCGATCGGCGCTACGACCGCTTCAGCCCGACGCTGCACAACTACTTCTTCCTGAAGGCGCTGGATCAGGTGCGCCCCGGCGGGCTGGTAGTGGGCATCACCGCCAAGGGCACGATGGACAGCGCCGGCCGGTCCGCCCGGCTGGAGATGGCGCGCAAGGCCGAACTGCTGGCGTCGTTCCGGCTGCCCTCCGGGGCGTTCGAGAAATACGCCGGCACCGCCGTGGTCACCGACCTTATCGTCCTGCGCAAGCGTGCGGAGCCGCACCCGAACCCATCGGCGGAACCTTGGATCGCCTCGACGGACATGATGACACCGGCGGGCCAGACCATCCGCGTCAACCGGCATTACCAGGATAACCCGGCTGCGGTGCTGGGCACGCTCGACTTCGGCCGCGGCACCACTCAGAAGCAGCCTGGGATGATCGTGCATCGGCCCGACAACCTGTTGCAGCTCATGCAGGACTTGCCGAACCGCGTGCCGGCGGACGGTTATCAGCCGATCATCCGCGGCAATGAGCAGCGGTTCCTCGCCAACAACACCGCCGCAAGGCAGAACAACGTCGTCATCCATGACAACGGCAAGCTGTATCAGGTCAAGGGCGACCAGTTGCAGCCGCTGGACGTGTTGCATCCGGCTTTGCGCAAAGGCACTGCGGCGGTCGTCAAGGCGCGCGATGAACAGGTGCGCGGGCTGGTCGGCATGCGCGGCGCCTATGGCGCGCTGATCGACGCCGAGCGTGACGGCAAGCCGCAAACCGAGGCGCTGCGCAAGGCGCTGGCGGACCAGTATGCCGCGTTCCTGGCCAAGCACGGCACAATTGGCAAGTCCGAGGGGCTGAAAGTCCTCGATCATGTCAAGGACCCTGGCTACCCCGTGGTGGCGGCGCTGGAGCGGCCGGACGGCACGCCTTCGCAGATACTGAGCCAGCCGACTGTTCGGTCGCGGCGCAGCCTGGACAACCCGTCGATCGGTGACGCCTACGTGCTGGCGCGCAACGAGCAGGTCAACTTCGACATGGCGCGGGTGGCCGAGCTGGCGAAGCAGCCACAGGCGGCGGTGGAGCAGCATCTGCTGGACAGCGGCGCGGTGATGCGGACGCCGGGCGGCGGCTTCGAGCCGGCGGACAGCTATCTGTCGGGCAACGTGCGGCGCAAGCTGGCGGAGGCGCAACAGGCGCTGGCGAGCGGCGAGACGGCGATGCAGCCCTCGATCGACGCGCTGACCGCCGTCGTGCCGAAAACCAAGCCCTACTACATGATCCAGGCCAACCTTGGCGCGGCCTGGCCGGGCGACGAAACCTACCGGCATTTCGTCCAGGACATCCTCAACCTGACACCGGACGAGGCCAAGGCCGGCATCGAGATCGGCTTTGTCGGCGCCCGCTGGAAGGTCCGGATCGACGGCGGAATACAGAACAAGACGGAAGCCAGGCAGGTCTGGGGACACCCGAGGGTGGACTTTCAGGATGTTCTGAAAGCCGCGATGGGCAACACCATGCTGTCGATCTACGACCCCAAAGACAAGGACGGCGGCCCTTACTTCAACGCCAAGGCCAGCGAGGAAGCCAACGCCAAGGTCGCCGGGCTGCGCGAGAAGTTCAACGAATGGGCGTGGCAGGACCCGCTACGCAAGGTCCAGCTCGAAGCCGCCTACAACGAGACGATGCGCGCCGTCGCCCCGGCCCGCTTCGACGGCTCGTTCATGGATATGTCCGGCATGGCGCTGCGTCGCGGCAACGATCCATTCTCGCTGCGCCAGCATCAGATCAACGCGATCTGGCGCGGCGTGGTGACCGGGCGCGGTTTCTTCGCGCATGAGGTGGGCACCGGCAAGACATACACCATGGGCGGGATCGCAATCGAGGGGCGGCGCTACGGGGTGTTCCGCAAGCCCATGCTGTTCGCCCACAACGCCAACTCCGCCGCCGTGTCGCGCGAAATCCAGCAGATGTATCCCGGTGCGCGCATCCTCTACGTGGACAACCTGGCGCCGGCGACGGTGAAGACCACGCTGCACCGGGTTGCCAACGAAGACTGGGACCTGGTGGTGATGCCGCACAGCGTCATGGACAAGCTGGCGCTGACCCGTGCGACGCTCGACACCCTGGCGGCCGAACAGATCGCGGCCCTGGAAAGCGAGGCGATCGACGCGGCGGAAACCGATGGTTTCACGCTGACGCCGGAGATGATGGACGACCCGGAGGCGATGAAGAAAATCCGCAGCCCCACGGCCAAGGACCTGGTGACGACGCGCAAGCGGATCAAAGCCAGGATCGACAAGATGGCGCTGCGTGCCTCGGAGCCGGGCGCGGTGACGTTCGAGCAACTGGGCGTCGATGCGATCATGGTGGACGAGGCCCACGTATTCAAAAAGCCGGTCATATCGACGCAGATGCGGGTGAAAGGGCTGAACACCGCGGCATCGAACCGCTCGATCGCGCTGGACTTCCTGACCGGTTATACCAAGCAGCAGAACAACGGCCGCGGCGTCTATCTTTTCAGCGGCACGCCGATCACCAACACGCTTAACGAAGTCTTCAATCAGGCCCGCTACTTCATGCAGGACCGGATGGCCGCGGCCGGCGCCGGGGACTGGGATACCTGGTTCAACACCTTTGCCAACGCCGAGAACGATGTCGAGTTGACCGCGGCAGGCACCTATGAGCCGGTCAAGCGGCTGTCGCAGTTCTCCAACGTCGATGAGCTGGTGGCGCTGATGTCGGAGTTCACCGATGTCGTGCAGGCCAAGGACATGCCCGAGTTCAAGCCGCGCGCCACGGCGGACGGCAAGACGCTGCACGCGCCTGACCTGACGCCGGCGGACCGCGCGTTGCTGACCAACGGCCGGGCGGAGAACGCGCAAGGCCGGCCTTACGTGCGGACCATCAACGACGTGGGGCAGATGTCCGGCCACCAGCGGGCGATTCTCGATGACGTGCGGGCGCGGGTGGAGTCCTATCGGGCGCTGACGGGCAAAGAGAAGCGGGAACTGACGTTCGCCCATCTCTCGGACCCCGACCCGGTAACCGGCAAGCGGGTGGCGCTGGGTCCGCCCGATCCCCGCCTGCCGCTGATCACCGAGTCCGATCCGCCCAGGGCAAGCCTGGACCAGCGGATGTACGACCCGGCCCTGCCGGAAGACCCGGAGAGCAAGACCAACCGTGTCGTGCGCAACGTGCTGCGGATTTACCAGCAGCCGAAGGCCGCGCAGGCGATCTTCCTGGACACCGGCTACAACGCGGCGAAGTCGTCGGAGGGACGGTCAAACCGCTTCGTGCTGGTCAACGACCTGATCGCCAAGCTGGTGAAGGGCGGCATTCCCCGCAGCGAGATCGCGCTGTTCGGCGGCGGCATGACGGGCGAACAGAAGGACGCGTTCGCCAAGGAGATGAGCGCCGGCACCAAGCGCATCGCGATCGGGGCGACCGAAACAATGGGCACCGGCGTCAACATGCAGACCCTGCTGCGGGCCATGCACCACATGGATGCGCCCTGGATGCCGGGCGACCTGGAACAGCGCAACGGCCGCGGCAACCGGCAGGGCAACACGTGGAACACCGTCGAGGAATACCGCTACATCACCGAGGGGCTGGACGGTAAGCGGTGGCAAGTCCTGATGGCCAAGGACAAGTTCATCAAGAAGTTCATCAGTGCCTTCAACGACAAGTCGGGCGATTTCATCGGCTCGATCGAGGGCGACGCCACCGACATCGGCGACAAGGAGGATGTGCTGGCATCGCTGTCGGCTGCCGCCGGCGACCCGCGCATCATGCAGCGGGCGCAATACCGGGCGCAGGTGGACAAGCTGACCCGGCGCGAGCGGCTGCACACCATCGGTCAGGCCGAGGCGATCCAGAGCCTGCACCGGCTGAAGAGCGCGCAGCAGCAGCATCTGGTTGAGGCGCAGAAATACGCCGGCTGGGCGAAGACGTGGCAGGAAGCCGTCGCCCGGACGCAGGCCGCGCAGGAGGCGATGAAAGGCACGCACCGCCTGTATGAAGCGGGTGACACACCCGGCATTGCCGGCGGGGTATCGAGCGTCAATCCGGCGCATGGACGCACCGCGTTCTACCGGGGGACCGACCTGCAAGACGCGATCGACGCGCAGGTGAAGACCCTGGCGCCGGGCGAGCAGCGGACCCTGGCGGTGATCAACGGCTTCACCGTAGGGGCTGACTGGTCCAACCAGAAACGCACCGAACCGGCCTACTACATTGACGATGCGGCCGGGACCGAGGTTGGCGAAATCCAGGCGCCCGGCATCGCACGCATCGTCAACCGGCTGAACAGCATGGCGGGCGCGTCGGACGCGGCGATGTTCCGCCATGGCGAGGCCGCCAAGTCGATGGGCGCGCTGGACGCCCAGGCGAAGATGGACTTTCCGCAGCGCGAGGTGTTGCTGAAGAAGCGCCTGCAACTGGCGAAGCTGGAAGACGATCTACAGGGCAACCCGATCCCGCCGCCGGCGTGGCTGCGTCTCGGTGCGCCGCTGGACAGCGATATCCACGTCAACGGCGAGAAGCGCATCGTGCGCGGGCACCGCATGGGCGATGACTATTCCCTGGCGACCGACGAGGGCGACGTGCCCTACATGCAGGCCAAGGACGAGAACGGCCAGCCGCTGTTCGAGCAGCATCCGTTGCCGCCGCCGCCGAAGCCGAAAGCGGTGCCGGAGTGGGCCAAGAAGCAGGTCGAGGCGGCCAAGGCCGAACTGGTCTGGCACGACGGCGATATCGCTCTTCTGCGGAGTAACCCGGAAAACGGTGATGTCGGCTACGGCGCCATCAAGAAAGGCGTCGATGGGATCGCGGACCTTGGACGCGGACGACGCAGCGGGTTTGACCACAAAGAATGGGAGGCGCTGGAGAACGCCAGGGACGACCATATTGCCCGCGAGGCGAACCGGGCGGCGCTGGAGGCAGCCAGGACACCTGATGCGCCGGCACCAGACGCACCTGAGCCTGTCGCACTGACGACGGCCTATGACGAGCATCTGAACATGGGTGCCGTCAGCCTGACCAGCGGGCGTCCGCAGGTGCCTGGGTCCTTGTCCGACGATCAGTTCTCGCGGCGCAAGGGCAAGCCCAACCAGAAGCCGACTGCCGTTTCGGCTGTCGTTCCAGCGGAACTGGCGCAACGGGCAAGCGATGCCCGCGACAGGCTCTACACCGCTGCCCAGGGCATGATGCGATTCCTCGGGCTGCCCGAGAAGGTCGCGCTGAAGTTCGTGCAAAACATCGCGGTTCAGGGCGGCGGGCAGGCCGACGCGATGTATCAGCATGCGTT